GACCTCGTCCTTCGTGGCAACCGCCGCGTCGGCTGGGGCGACCTCGGTGACGCTCAATGCGGCCATCGCGGTTCCTGGCGGCGTGACGGCAATCCCGGCAGCTTCGACCATCGTTTTCACGCAGTATCCCGAGGTGCTGGTGAAGGTCAACCTGCTGATCCACGGCTACTACAGCAGCGCGACTGCCTAAAGGAGCATTCACATGGCAATCTCTCGTGCCCAACTTCTCAAGGAACTGCTCCCTGGCCTGAACGCTCTGTTCGGCATGGAGTACAAGCGCTACGGCGAAGAACACAAGGAAATCTACGAACAGGAGAGTTCCGAGCGTTCGTTTGAAGAGGAGACCAAGCTCTCCGGCTTCAGCGCTGCACCGGTCAAGAACGAAGGTTCGGCCATTCGCTACGACAACGCCCAAGAGGCTTGGACGGCGCGCTACAACCACGAGACCATCGCTATGGGTTTCGCCATCACCGAAGAGGCGATGGAAGACAACCTGTACGACTCGCTGTCGCAGCGCTACACCAAGGCCCTCGCCCGGGGTATGGCGTACACGAAGCAAGTGAAGGCTGCGGCCATCCTGAACAGCGGATTCTCCAGCGCCGTCACGTACGGCGACGGTCAGGCTCTGTTCAGCACGGCGCATCCGCTCACGAGCGGCGGGACCAACAGCAACCGCCCGACCACCGGCTCTGACCTGAACGAGACTTCCCTGGAAGCCGCCGTCATTCAGATCGCCGGTTGGACGGACGAGCGCGGCCTGCTGATCGCAGCCAAGCCCCGCAAGCTGATCGTTCCGCCGAGCCTGATGTTCGTTGCCACCCGCCTGCTGGAGACCTCTCTGCGCGTCGGGACCACGGACAACGACATCAACGCGCTGAAGAGCAACGGTTCGATCCCGGAAGGGTACACCGTGAACCACTTCTTGACCGACACGAACGCATGGTTCCTCAAGACCGACGTTCCCAACGGCCTGAAGCACTTCGTGCGCGTGGGCATGTCCACCAGCATGGACCCGGACTTCGACACCGGCAACATGCGCTACAAGGCCCGTGAGCGCTATTCTTTCGGCGTCTCGGACCCGCTCGGCATGTTCGCAAGCCCCGGCGCGTAAGGGTTTACCCTCAGAAAAAGGCCCTTCGGGGCCTTTTTTGTTGTCTTTTGCGTTACAAAGCCAAATAAGGCTTGACCCCAGACGTTCAGTAGCTTAGTATCGCAGCTTACCAGCCAAGGAGCCTGACATGGCCGTCATCTACCGCATCACCAACATGGCGAACGGCAACTTCTATATCGGAAGCGCCGAGAGTTTTGCTCGCCGCGAGTGGCAACACAAGTACGCGCTACGTCGTAACGAACACAAGAACCCGCGTTTACAAGCTGCGTGGAACAAATACGGTGAAGAGATGTTTGTGTTTGAAGTGCTTGAGGAGGTTCCGCCTGACCGCACCGCATTTGATATAGAGAACACGTACTTGATGCTTGTTGTTGGGCAAGAAGACTGCTACAACATAAACGTCGATGCGTATGTTCCCCGCCTTGGAATACCGCACACGGAAGCGTCAAAAGCAAAAGTCAGCGCTAATCGCAAAGGCAAACACGCAGGCAAAGAGCACTACCGTTTTGGTAAAACCGTCAGCGAAGAGACCAAAGCCAAAATTGGTGATGCGCAACGCGGCAAGCCCAAAGCCCCAGGCCGCAAAGTTTCAGCGGAAGGCCGCGCCAAGATTCGCGCTGCCGCAGAAGCGGGACACTACGGGCACTGGGCAGGGCGCAGCCACACTGAAGAGTCTAAGGAGAAGATGCGCAAGAAGGTCGTTGAGCAGACCTCCGGGCAAGTTTTTGGCAGTCTGACCGCCGCGCTTGAGCACTACGAGCTAAAGATGCCCACGCTTCGTCGCGCACTCGCTTCCGGTAAGCCAATTTCCAAAGGTAAGGCCGCTGGACTTGTGTTCAGTTACGCTTGACGCCCCGCCCCGCCTGTGATACAAAGGCTCGTTCCGAGGTTTCAACACAGCCCGCCGACTGACTCGGCAGACCTCCCTCAAGGACGGCGGGTGCAGCTTGAGGAAAGATCATGGGTTTCGCAACCTTCTCCGGCCCATTGCGCTCGGGCACGCAGCGCTACGGCGCGACCGACAACACCGGCCTCGTGATGCTGACCCAGTCGTACGACACTGGGAATCTGGCAAACCCGACTGCCACCGGCAACTACGACGCGCTTCTGGGGTATCTCCCGGCTGGCTCGCAGATCGTCAACATCCTCGTTGACCAAGTGGTGGCGGTGGCTGGCGGCGCGACGATGACCATCTCGGTGGGCTCGACCTCTGGTGGCTCGGAACTGATGGCAGGCGTTTCCACGGGCGCTGGTGGCCGCTTCACGGGTACGGCAACTGCCGCAACCCAACTGGCATGGCAGACCTCGACCACGGCGGATACGGCGGTCTACGTGCGCAACGCCATCACGGTGGCCTCTGCGACTGCGGGCCGAGCAATCGTCACGGTGGTTTACATCCAGCGTGCCTCCAACGGCGCACAGGCTCCCACGGCGTTTGAGAACTAAGGACTCGCCATGAGGCCGGTTGTCTACACCATTACGGGGACGGGCAGTTCGGCGGTGTTTCCGCCTGACCACTACGTCTCCCCTTTCAACGTGACGCTTGGCGTCACGGTAACAGGTACGGTCAACTACACGGTCCAGTACACATTTGACGATGTGTTTGCTTCTGGGTTTGATCCATCTACCGCAAATTGGGTGGATCACCCTTCCTTGACCGGTCAGACGGCCACCAAGGACTCAAACATTGCATACCCCGTGAGGGGTATTCGTCTTTTGGTGAACTCCGGTACTGGCACCACGCGGTTGGTCATCATCCAGGCTGGCGGTGGAGGTCTTGCATGAGTATTTCCACTAACATTGACGGCTCCGCTGGGGGCACTTCTCAGCTACTTGATTTGCTTTCTCTCGTTAGCAATCCAGCGGTATACGAAGCCAAAGTCAAGGCGCTGCAAAATGCTACAGAGGAGCACAACAAGGCGCTTGCGCTTGTTGCTCCGGCCAGTGAGATCGTTGCGATTCGCCAGCAAATTGACCAAGACAGGGCCGAGGCCAAGGCGGAGCTTGAAAAGGCTCGGGAAGACGCAGCCAAGGCTGTTGCTGATGCCAAGGTCGAAGCCAAGGCCATCGTGGACGACGCCAAGGAGCAGGGCTCCAAGACTGCCGCCGCTGCCAAGAAGGTCGAGAAGCAAGCCGCTGACAAGCTGGCCGCTGCGGCGGAAGCGGAGCGCAAGGTCACAGAGGCTCTGGCCGAGGCCAAGGCCCTCCAGAAGTCCCTTGACGACAAGATCAAGGCGACGGACGCGCTTCGTGTTGAAGTCGAGAAGCTGAAGGCCGAGCACGAGGCTTTGAAGGCTTCACTGATTGCCAAGCACAAGCGGCACTTGCAGGAGCTTGAGGCGTGACAGGGATCGTAGACTTCCGCACCGAGCTTCTTGACGAAACTGGTGCGCCGATCACCGCGAGTAACCCGCTGCCCACGACGGGCGGTGGGGGCGGGGGTGGAGGAAGTCTTTCCGACACTGTGTTCGTGGATTCCACGGGCCAGTTGTTTGTTTATCGGGATACAGGCTCTGGTACACCAAGTGCCTACGCCATCCCGGCCTGGACGCTGTACACCCCATCGGGGGCGGTTACCGTATCGCCAGTTCAGATAGACAACACCGGCTCTAATCCTGTTCCTGTTGAGTCGCAAGCGCTTACGGTGTTGCAACGGATTGCGGCGCTGCTCAAACCACTGCAACAGATCACAGGCGGGGGGTCTAACCGTCTTTCGATTGACATAAACAGCGGCACCGTCACTACGGTTGGCGCAGTCACTGCCGTAACCACCGTTACTACCGTCAGCACGGTAAGTAATGTGGCCGCATCCACTCTGACCAACATTGCAAACGTTTGGGGTTTTGACACCGCCAAAGCGATATCTCGGCAGGCGTACAATTCTGGAATTAGATTAAGGTTGTAAAATGCCCGGCACTATTGTTCCAGTACTGGACCTTCCGTTTTTTGAGCTTTGCAACCAAGCTCCTGCTGCATCAGGCGCTACGGCAGCATTTGCGACTGCGGAAGATGGTGCTGACAGGTTTATCTACTACCTTAGCGGTTCGGCGTTTTACCGCTATGACACCGAGCAGGATACATGGCAGCAGTTGGCAAACCCCGGCGTTGCCCCTGCTACGCTTGTGTCGATGCGGCATACACGGCGGCGCGGGTACCACGGGCGGGTCATTTCCGCCACAGCTTCCTCTGTGCGCCTGCCCAACCTGCGTCAAAGCGAACTGACGGGGCAGACGATCCGAATTGAGTACGGCACTGGCGCAGGCCAAGAGCGCACGATCACCTACACTGGCGAGACAACGCATGATTTTGGTGTGGTGACAGCGGCAACAGCGTTGGTCTTTACGGACTCGACAAAGAAGTGGCGCGTCAATGAATGGGCCGGGTACACCGTAGCCATCACCTTTGGCACGGGCACGACCCTGTACCGCAAGGTGCTTTACAACGACGCCACCGCCATCACCATCTCCGATGCCAACCTGATGCCGCACGATCCGTGGAATAACACGGATGTTTTGGCTACGTCTCCATATGCCGTTCCTGCGGCGACTGCGGGCGCACAGACGATGTACCGCATCATTTCAGCAGACTTTTCGCTGAATTCAAACTGGACAGTTACGCCGGATTCGACTTCGTACTTCACAACGCTTTCTGGTGGCCTTTATCTGGTGTCGTCTGCCGCCGCTGCGCCGTTCTTTACGCTGCAGTACTATGACATTCTTGCGGACTATTGGTACAGCAAAACCTGCCCTCAAGGCATGCTCCTTGCGGCACTTGGTACAGATGTTGCTTTGGAGCGTCTTGCCAAAGTCAGTACACCCCTGCTGGCCTCCACTGCGGTAACGTCTGCGACTTCTCGTACGGTTACTGCTTCCTCTCTGACGCTTGACAATGACCGCTGGGCCAACTGCCGACTTTTGATTGTTGGTGGTACTGGAGTTGGTCAAAACAGACGTATTGTGGGGAATAACGCCACGACGTTCTGGCTTTCTCGTCAATGGGCAACGACTCCTGACGCTACCTCCACGTTTGAAATTTGGCCTGACTGGGATCGTTTGTACATGGCTGGTGGTGCAGCTTCGGCTATGTATGCATACTCGCCAGAGAACGACTACTGGATGCAGGGGCAGGCGTTTGACGACGGCGTAACGGCAAACATCTCTGCTTCTCTGGGCAACGTCTGGATGCCCGTGGGCGTCTCAACAGGCGTTCGCATTGCTGCGGGTGTTACAGGTGTATCCTCTGCTCCGACGGCAGGCGGCACCGGTTATGTCATTGGTGATGTACTGACCTGCTCGGTGGGCGGCACTGGCGCACAGGTGATTGTTACCAGCATCAACCCTGGTGGAATCGTGACGGGCATTGCGCTCGTGAACAGCGGGACGGCCACTGGATTTACGGTAGGCACTGGGCGTGCGACAACGGGCGGTACGGGTACTGGCTGTACGATTGAGATCACTTCTGTTGGCGCGACCGCGACAATTACCACAGCATCCGCGCACTTCTTCCGGACCGGGGATAGCGTAACTTTTGCGGGTTGCTCTGAAGCCGCATGGAATACTGCGCATACTTTGCTGGGCGCTCCGTCCACCACGACATTTTGCGTAGCCGTGACGGCGACGGCCAACATGGCGGCTAGCAACTCGCAGAGCACCACCGTCATCGTAGACCCCTCGAAAAACTGGACGACGAACGAGCACGTTGGCCGAGTGGTTGCACTGAGCGTAGCGGGCCGCGCACCTACGACCCAATACCGCTGGATTACAGCGAACACCGCAACAACCATTACCGTAGCAACAATTACCGCAGCGGTAAACGGCACCAGCAAGTACGTCATCTATGACAGCAAGGCGTTTGGGGTTGATGATCAACGGGCTATCAGCGGGCAGCGGGCCTACGGTTGGGCCACGAGCGGCAGCACCACTACCCTGGTGGACAGCACAAAGTCATGGGTTCCGAACCAGTGGGCGGGCTACCTGTTTAAGATCGAGACAGGCACGGGTTACGGCTCGGGGCGTATCTCCATCATCAGCAACACCGCGACCACGCTGACCTACGCAACGCAGGCGTTCACACCGGACTCCACGACCAAGTACGAGATCGCTGATACCTGGGGCTTGGCAAGCGCATCGACCACAACGTCGATCACTGAGACCACCAGCAAGAACTGGACGGTTAACCAGTGGGCTGGTAAGCGTGTTCGTATCATCGCGGGGACTGGGGCAGGGCAGGAGTCTACGGTTGCATCTAACACGGCGACGGCACTGACAACCGGCACGATCACAGCGGGTGATGCGACTTCGGTTTACGCCATCTACGGCATACCGGCTCGCGGCGCTGGCATCGAGTTGCTGTATCCGTTTGATGCGACGGTGGATCGCGGCAAGTATATTGTGTCCATCCGTGGCGGCGGCACCAACCAGATCGACCTGTTCAACATCCAGACCGGGCGCTGGGATTACGGTATTCACTTCCACCCACAGAACGAACTGTTTACGACAGGAAGCAGTTACACCTACGGCGGCGGCAACAAGATTCTGCTGACCAGAACTGCCAATACGTCGGTTGTTCGCGTGCTGGAGTTGGATCTGGAAACGCGGGAAATTGTGGGTCGTGGGACAACCACGTTCTTGTCTGGAACGGTGACGATTGGCAACATTGTAGAAGCCATCACTTCCGGTGGGTACACGTTTGTGTACGTTCTGCAGTCAGGCGGCACGCTAATGTCACGGGCAGCGCTGATATGACGGTCGAACAGTTGATTGCGATGCTCAGATCGCGGGTTGAATTTCTCAACCGGCTTAGTGAAACTGCAGCACATCAAGGCGATGTGACGCGGGTAAACGAGCTTAGTGCTGAGAAAGAGCAAACACAACTCACGCTGGATAGGCTCTTAACTTTGGTGTAGTTTGTATGGCTAAGTCTCCTGCGTGGCAAAGGACCGAAGGAAAGAACCCCGAGGGGGGCTTGAACGCCAAAGGTCGCGCTTCCTACAACAAAGCCAACCCCGGAAAGCCTGGGCTGAAAGCCCCGCAGCCTGAAGGTGGGCCTCGCAAGAAGTCATTTTGTGCCCGAATGAGTGGCATGAAAAAGAAGCTGACTTCAGAGAAGACGGCTAATGATCCGAATTCACGGATCAATAAATCTTTGCGTGCGTGGAAGTGCTGAGATGGAAAACATCGCAATCTGGAACCTCATTCTGTCGGTCCTCCTTGCTGTGGTCGGATTCTTTATGGCTTCCAAGTTCAAAGAGCTTGATAGGCTGAGCGTCCTACTCAACCGAACTCGGGAAGAAGTGGCCCGTGACCATATCACTCGGGCAGAGTTTCGGCAGGACATGAATGAGTTACTGAAGCGGCTTGACGCGCTTTCTCTTAAACTGGACACTCTGCGAGAGCGCAGGATTCCCCAGGATTAAGCCGTGCCGGTCAAGTCCGAGAAACAGCGCCGGTTCATGTACGCCTCGCTGGCGGGTAAGACAGAC